TCCGTTAGGCGTTCTTGCTCCTCCCGTTAGTATTACTACTCCACAATTACAATCTGGCTGTGGTGGTTCTACTTTTTCTTTGTCGCATCCTATGATTGTTAGAATGATGAATATTATTATTATGTATTTCATTTTTTTAGTCTATTTATTATTTCATCTACTTGTTCTTCTGCACATCCTATTGTATTATCAATGTCATCAAACTCTTCTGGTTTTGAAATTGTATCAGCATTATAACTTGTAAATGCTTCGATTAGTTTTTGTCTAGTTGTGTTTATGTTCATTCTGTTATATATTTATAGTATAGTTTTAAAACGTGCTTGTAGATACATTTACCACATTCCATATCAGGGTTATAGTTGAAGTCCTCTCTGCACAGCTTAACAAACTCAGGCTTTAATTCTCTGCTGAGCCTGCCTCCTTGCTGCTTATACATAGTTATTATCTCACCTTTCAGCTCTTTGGTCATAATGTTTGTAGTCTCTTTTCGTTCTCTTTTGTTAAGTCGTGCTTAATTTTCACGTCCTCTTTTAGTTTCAATCCTAGTTCTACCTGCATAGTATGATTACCTTTTATTTTCTTTATTGCAGACGACCAGTCATTATTATATACCTTTATACTGTTTTTATTTGTTGAGAGTAGATTGTAAGGATTGACCGCCGATACCATAACTGGCTTTGCAAAGTGTCCTGCCTCTATCATTTTAAGCTCACTCTTGCAGCTATTAAATGTATTTTCCTTTAATGGTATAACACAGATGCCACAATGCTCATAATCCTTAGCGTACTCTCTAATGGAACTAAGCTGCTTCTTTATTGCTTGCATCCTCTTCGGTATAATAGGGGCTTTAATCAATAGCTTCTCATCCTCAAAGGCAGTGCCTAATATTTTTAAGTCTTTTAAATGTGTGCTACCTCCTGAGTAAAAGAACGTATCGAAGTTTATACTCAAATCCTCGTATGCAAACTGCTTCTCCATTGGGTCTAAAGCATTCTTTACTATCTCAACATTTTTATTATACGGTGCAATCTTTTCAGCAAGTAGCTTTGTGGTAGTCCATACCACATCTGCAAGGCGTAAGTTTCTGACGATACACTTGTCTAGGTGGCTTTTATTGTAGTAGTGTCTCATTGGGTGACCCTTTGGCATAATCCAGTAGTCGTCTACATCACAAATTACTTTGATTCCTTTCGCCTTTAGTTTCATATAAGCTTCTTCTGGCTGCATCTTATGTGAGATGTTACGGTTATATATTACGTGGGTGACTCCTTCTAACTGCTCAAAAAACAAATCGTCTTTGTTATCTAAGCAAACTACATCAATGCCATAATCTTTGTGCATCTTAGCCATTGGAACTATCAGCCTATGATATGACACACCGCTTATACTCCTGACTATGATAGCCACCTTTATTTTATTCTCGTACATTATTTTGAATTCTTTTTTTGCTTTGGCATAATCACTTTTTAAAGTGCGGTAGCCTATTGACGCCCCCTTGTGTATCTGTGTGAGATTGTCTCCGTTGTATATAGCTTTTAAAATGTTTCCGTGGTAGTGTCCCATCTTCTCAAGCACCTCACTGACCTCATCGTTGCTGCTGCTCTCGTGGTCAAAGTATGGGTCTTTCTTATTGTACTTCTTTATCCACTGGTTACGCATTACCATAGCAAAAAAGCCAGCGATATTATCCACTGGCTTCTTGGTTAAGCATATCTCAAAAGCGATAGAAACTAATTCGTCTGCCTCTTCCTTGTTAGATGTTAGCCTTAGTGCATAGTCTCGTATGCTCTTATCAAAATATACTTGCTCTAGGGTCATAGATTAAAATGGGAGTGCATCAGTTTCTTTAAATGCGTCTACACTTCCTGATGATTGGCTTTCTCCTTTGGGTGTAGGTTTCCAAGTGTCTAATTCTACATAAGGCTTTCCGCTTTTGCCTACGTGTACATTTAGGTTTAGCCATCCTTTGTCGGTGTGTTCATTGATAAACTTGATAGCATCCTCAGACTTTAGACTTAGACTACCTACCACCCACTCAGGCGAATCAGGTTTCATCTTAAACATAAAACCTTCTGCAAACACTTTTTCTTTTTTTTCGTTACTCATTTTTACTTAATTTGAATTTTAGTTGCTCTATTAATAATTTCATTCGGTCTACTTTACCAAACAAATTCCAAGACTGACCGAGCGAGTCAAGCTCTTTTTGTAGCTCCTCTAGTTCTTGCATATTTCCTTAATCAATTTTATATCTGTAAGCCTCCAAAGTAGTCTATCATTATGAAGTATCTTATGGTTATTCATAAGCCTAGCAAATAAAGTTTCCTTGTCTGCTATACTGCCAAATACTCCTGCTGTTATTGTCTTACCTGCTTTAGTGGCGGTTACTTCGTATAGTCCTTTCATAATCTACTTTGGTTATCGTGCTTTATGTGGCACGCTCTGCATCTTATTTTTATATTTGTATGGTCATAAGCCAGCTCACTCCTTCTAGTTTTCTGTGCCTCGTCTACACTTATAGTGTGAGAGCAATCAAGATATACCCCACTAGACACTAAGCAATCTACGCAAAAGTTATACCCAAACTCATAAAACTGTGAATCTAAAGCGACTTTTTTAGCTCCTACCGTATATCTGTCAATCTTAGACTTCGATATTCGCTGTCCGTCAGATGTATAATAGTGATTCATTGTTGCAAATATATTTTTTTATTTGATAAAATCAATACTTACTTATTTTAATATGCCAGTTTGCCTTGTCAAGTCTAGCCTGCAAGTCTAATGATGTCATAAGCGTTCTGTGATACTCCTCTTCCATATCGTTAAACTCTGTTTGCATAGCCACACAGTGCATCACTAGGTTATCTAGCACCTCTATGCGTTCACTAGCTTCGTCCTTTCCTTTGCCGTTATACTTTTGGAGCTTTACTTTCATTTGATTTATCACGCTCTTTGCTTTTTTTATAGGCGGCTTAAACTCCGCTATTAGTTTCTTGATTTCTTTTTGAGTTCTCATAATTGGAATAAATCTGTTTGCTTAGAGTTGTTTTGTTTCATTGTGCCTAGTGCTGTTTCTAGTATTGTTTTACCTACTTCGTAGTCTACCAAGTTTCTAGCAACTTTATCTCTTCTTTGATTTCCCTTGTATTTAAAAAAATCGTAATCGTGAAATTCACAAAGAGTTTTAACCTCATTATCCATACTACATAAAATACCTCCAAGCTTTCGCTCTCCTACGTTTGTTGGTAAATTAAAATTAGTCCAATATAAATGCCTACCTCTTTTTTTAGCCACTATTAAAGGTTCGTAATATGGTATTACATTTTCAACTACATATTTTCCATCGAAATGATTGTCTAAGAAAATAATTTCCTCATATAACTTCATATCTGGAAACATAGGTTTAAAAGCTTTTGTTGTTTTTTGAGTCATTCTAACCTTACTATGCGTTGGGCAAGGTGGGGAACTCCATATAAAATCAAACTCTTTGTAGTGTTCGAGTAGATACTGGTGTGCATCTGCTACTATTACAGTATCATTAGAAAAACGTTCTTCATATAGCCTAGCAAGCTCAGGGTCTAACTCCACGGCGGTTACTTCTATATCTGCTACTTCGTCCCACTTTGCCCTATTACCACCAAGACACGCATACAAATTAAGTATCTTATATTTATTTTCTTTTAATTTCATTGTTTTCAAATCTTTTTTGTTATGCAAATATAGTATAATTATTTAATACTAAAAAGGTTCGTTTTCTAAATCTACTGTTCCGAATATATTTTTTATCGGGTCTTTTACTTTCTCTTCATTACCATAAGCGTACGTCTTTACGCTCTCCACTACATCATACTCATAGTACCTCTGCTTATTCCAGTCCATCCATAGGCTGCAATCTCCTAGCCTGCCGTAGTGTTTAGGCTTTACTTTGTCAATGTATATCTGATAAGGTTGGTCGTTATCCTTGCTATCCTTGTGGACTACCATTATATTCTTACCGTTATTATTCCACTCAGAGCCTCCCATCAAATCATATACGCTCGGTTTCTTTACATTGCCATCCTTGACCGCTTTAGGGTCGGGGTT